GCCGAAAGGACCGTTGAAACCGATACCACCGCAAAGCTCATTAAGGTTGAGGGATTCAAGCTTGATTTCAGCACACCCGATGATTGCCACAGCTATGCGGACTTGCTTGCATACGCAAAAAGCCACGGCTACAAAACAGGCTGGGCATATTTTCAGGCACGAAAGAGAGGTATGATAGCTTGACGGAAGAACACGCAATTCAGAACAAAATCCGTATTGCAATTGCACCGTACTGCGATATATTCCGTATAAATGTAGGTGCAGGCTTTACAAAGGACGGCAGATATTTCAATACGGGAGTTCCGCCCGGATTTTCGGATTTGTTCGGTGTCAGAAAATCAGACGGAAGGGCGGTTTTTATCGAGGTTAAAACTCCCAAAGGCAAGCCAACCGAAAAACAACAGAAATTTATACAGATGATGAAACTCAACGGTGCTGTTGCAGGAGTGTGCAGAAGTGCCGATGAGGCGATAGAGTTAATTACAAAGGAGTAAAATTATGGGATTTAAAGCAAATTGGAGTGAGGCGGCACAGTCTAACTCACTCAAACCCGAGGGCGATTATGAGTGTCTTATAGCAAAGGCAGAGGAGCGTGACTACACAAATTCAAAAGGCGAGGAAAAAACCTGCCTGAACATTTCGTTCATTATCCGAAACGATGTTGAGCAGGGGTACAAAAACGGACATATATTCCACACTTTGTGGAAACGCAGAGAACCTACCGAGAACGACAAGCAGGTCAAGGGCTACGGTTTTAATCAGGTTATGGCTCTCGGCAAAGCGGCAGGACTTCCCGACGGCAAGGATTACGACAGCCTTGAACAGTTCCTTGAAGAACTCATTAAAAAGCCTGTTCGTGTAACGATTAAGCACGGCGAATGGAACGGCGAAAAAAGAGAAGAAGTCAGCTGGCTCAATCCGACTAAGTTTCCGACAGTAAAGCATACTTTTAAGCAGTCGCAGAGTTCAACGGCTCAGACCTATGCACAGCCACAGCAGAGTTATGCACCTGCACAGACAGCAAATCAGGGCTTTGTTGATATGCCGATTGACGATGATTTGCCGTTCTGATTTTAAAAAAATTCTTCGGGAATTGCATAAAGCAGTGCAATTTTCACCGTGTTTTTCCTTATATATGGAGGTGAAAAAATGGGCTTTACAAATTTAAACCCAAATAAAAATAAATATTTTGCAGTTCCCGAGGAATTGAAAGGTTACAAAAACTGGGTGTGCTGGCAGTCATATCCAGATCCGAAATCACACAGCGGAATTTCAAAGAAGCCGATAAATCCAAGAACGGGTGGCTTTGCAATGCCGAATAACTCGGACACTTGGTCGGACTTTGAAACAGCAGTCAGAGAATCTGCCAAATATTCGGGTATAGGCTTTATGTTCTCAAATTCACCGTTTTTCGGTGTTGACCTTGACGATATGCCGAATGACATTCAGGACTACCAAAACGGCGGAGCTGACAACATAATCAGCGAGTTTGTGAACACTTTGCAGAGCTACACCGAATTTTCGCAGAGTAAGACAGGTGTTCACATAATCTGCAAGGGAACTCTTCCCGAGGGCAGAAGAAAGGCGAAGAATGATTCGGGCGGTTTTGAAATGTACGAAAACGGCAGATTCTTCGTAGTGACAGGCGATTACTGCTCTGCATATGCGTACATAAACGATTGCACCGAAAGCATAAAGCCGCTGCATTCAAAATATCTCGGCAAGGCAACAGAGCCACAGCCTAAGCTCCGTAACATTGAGGTCAATCCGAACACCGTTGACGATATTGTCAGAATCGCCTGCAGCGCTAAGAACGGAAGCCTTTTCAAGGCTCTGTACAGCGGTGATTTTTCGGCTTACTCGTCACAGAGCGAGGCGGATATGGCTTTTTGCAATATGCTTGCGTTCTGGTGCGGTTGCGATACCGACAAAATGGATTCGATTTTCAGACAATCAGGCTTAATGCGTGACAAGTGGGACAGAAAACAGTCGGGTACAACCTACGGCATTATAACCTTGCAAAAGGCTGTGTCGGGCTGTACACAGACCTATAACCCAAAACAGCATAACGATTATTCAATTTCAATCGGTGAGGGCAAGGCTGTTCAAGCGGTTGACGAAGAAAAAATGCGTGCCTACACCTTTGACGATATGGGCAATGCCGACAGGTTCGTTGATTTATTCGGCGATAATGTAAGGTATTGTTACACTGAGAAAAAGTGGTATTACTACAATTCAATGAAGTGGTGTGTTGACAATATCGGGGTAGTTTTGCGAATGGCGGATAAAAGCGTTGAGGCTATGAAAGCCGAAGCAAGGCTGTACTTGCAAGCTGATGAGGAGAACGGCGGAGATATGTCAAAAGCATTTGAAAAGCATATGAAAGTAAGCCGTTCCAACAAATCAAAAAAAGCAATGCTCAACGAGGTTGAACACCATATCCCCGTACTTCCGGCACAAATGGATAAATACCGTATGGCATTAAACACCCCAAGCGGAATAATCAACCTTAAAAACGGCGAAGTGAGGGCGCATAATCCCGAATATTATTTCACAAAGATTACTTCGGTTGACTGTTCTCAAACGGCAGAGTGTCCCCGTTGGCTTGCATTTCTTGATGATATTTTTGCAGGCGATAAGGAGCTTATTCGCTACATTCAAAAGGCGGTTGGTTACAGTCTGACAGGCTCAACAGCCGAGCAATGCGCATTCTTCCTTTACGGCACGGGACGAAACGGCAAGAGTACATTCATTGATGTTATCCGTGATGTATTCGGCGATTATGCCGCAAACATTCAGCCTGAAACAATTATGGTAAGAAACTCTCAGAGCAGTGCCATAAACAGCGACATTGCACGGTTAAAGGGTGCAAGACTTGTCACCTCGGTTGAGCCGAACGAGGGCGTGCGAATTAACGAGGGACTTCTCAAACAGCTTACGGGTGACGATACCGTAACGGCAAGAAAGCTGTACAGCGAGGAATTTGAGTTCAAGCCCGAGTTCAAGCTGTGGATGGCGACAAACCATAAACCAATTATCAGAGGCACCGACACGGGCATATGGCGAAGAATACATATGATACCGTTCAATGTTCAGATTCCCGAGGATAAGGTTGATAAGAACCTTACGCATAAGCTCAAAGCCGAAATGACCGCAATTTTCAAATGGTGTATTGACGGCTGTATTTTGTGGCAGAAGGAGGGCTTGAAAATGCCGTCTGCCGTTCTTCAGAGCGTGAGAGAGTACAAGCGTGAAATGGATGTTATTTCCGCATTTATCGAGGACAGATGTGTGTTAGAGGGTTCGGTTCAGGCAAGCACGCTCTATGCTGCCTATACAAGCTGGGCAGGGGATAACAACGAATATTGTATGTCAAATACCAAATTCAGCACCGAGCTTGCCAAACGATTTGAAAAAGTAAAGGGAAGAAATTTCAATTATTTCAACGGAATTTCAATTTATAAAGATTGTTAGTGTGGTAGCTTGAGGAGGGTTTACGGGTTTTTCTAACCTTTCGTATAAGAAAAATAAACTAATATTATATATAGAAAGGGTTCTTTAAAATCGCACCAAACCCACCACAAGCCTCCGCAGGAGGTAATATGAAAAAATATGATTTTAACAATCCACAGGTGTTTGAACAGCTTGAAGATAAAGCAATTGACGGTCAGCTTGATTACTCAGCCTTTCCTCCGCCCGAATATAAATACTTTTCAAGGCTTGCAAAGGTCGGCTACAACAACCGTCATAAAGGCTGGGACATAAACATCTGCCTTGAATGGCAGGACAAGCTCAGAACGGAGTATAAGCGTGATAGGGACAACGCAGACGAATACCGTATGCTCTCACAAAGAATTATGGATAATGTAAAGAAAAGCGCCGACTTCGTCCGTAAGATGTATCAGTCCCAAACCAACGAGCAAACCGTAATTAATGCCCTCCAAGCCTTAGAATGTCTAACCAACGAAAACGGCTTAACCAAAAGAATAACCGAAAAATTAAAGGAGCATGAAAACAATGACAAACTGCACGAAACATTGGCTTGAAAGTGAGGTAGATAAAAATGATATCAGGAATAACTGAAGTCCTTCCAGAAGAGGCAAACATTTACTCTGAGAATCATAAACTAAATATAAACAGAAAAGAAATTCCGATTGGTGCAGTTGTCTTTTTCGTCAAGAAAAAAGAACCTAAATGGACGATTGGTTTTGGCACGATTGAAGAACACTATACACACGAAATTTGTATTCAGTTATACGATTTCATGGACACACGGTTTATTAATGGTGTTCCTTATGAAAAATTCGAGACGCCTACACATTGGAAAAAGATACCTAAAGATTTTTTCAAAAAAGAAAACTATGATTTTTTTCAACTTACTGTTGAGCCGTTGCCCGAAATTGCAAAACACTTGAATCCTTACAAAGCAGAAGATATTGCAACTGCAATAAAAGAAGGTATATATGTAAAAGTCCAAGATCGTGACTACAGCCACATAGAGGTTGATTATTGTCGTGGTAATAGCGGATATAGACTTGTTCGTTCTTACTTCAACGAACCTCACCACCCGTACCATATCAGTTTACCAGTCGGCGAAGTGTTCAAAACATATGAAGGGGCTCAAAAACTTATTGATGTCCATCGTGCAGAATGGAAAAGAGTAGCAAGCTTGACTGATCTTGAATGGAGTATCGAACAAATAGACAATACAATTAACCGTTGGGCATATTTCGATAATATTTCGGAGAGAAACAAAATTGCCGTTAGAGAAAGAATAATGAACTTTGACAATCTCGAAAATGTCGAAGTACGAATTGCAGACGGTCATATCCAATGGAGATATTATGGCAGAAAGCGTTGGAATACTATTTTGGTTGAAAATGAATAAGGAGAGTGATACGGATTGACGGTTAAAGATTATTTATATTCGGTCAGGGTTTCGGATAAGCTGATCAAAACGAAAGAACACGAGCTGTCGAAACTTAGGCTGAATATTGCACAGGTATCGGTTAAGCAGAACGGGCCTGTTAAGACATCGGGAGTGAATGACCCTATGCGGATTGTGGACAGGATTGCAGACCTTCAGGCTGAAATCAATCGGGAAATTGACAATCTTGTGCGGTTGAAAACTGAAATCCGCAGTAAAATCAACGCACTTGACGATTACCGTTACATTGCAATTTTGACCGAGTATTACATAAATTGTCAGAGGTGGGAGGATATTGCCGAAAGTATGGAAATGAGCGTAAGGCATACCCTGAGATTGCACGGCGAAGCGTTACAGGCGTTCCGAAAAAAGTTCGATTTCTCGTAAAATTATTTTGAAATGTCATTGAATGTCACCCTTACCCTGCGTATAATGGTATTATGAAAGTTTGACAAACAGGACATATGTGAAACTCTCCTAAGATAAAAATTGCACAGACCGCTCTCGTTTGAGGGCGGCTTTGCTTTTGCGGGGTGGAATTAATGTATAAAGATAAATGCGGTACAAGTTACGAAAACAGTACAAGGACGATTTTTGAAGGTGCAGGAGAATATGACATCCCGATTATCAAGCCTACAAAAATTACTGAAAACAAATTCATTGGATTTAACGAAATTTTAAGCAGTAAGCAAAGTGATTGCGGAGTACATTTTTTCCTTGACGATTACCAGTTCCAAAGATTATGGAATACACCCGACAGGTATATTGAGAGTCTACAAAAATTCAGTTGTGTATTATCGCCTGATTTCAGTCTTTACACTGATTATCCGACAGCGTTGCAGATTTATAACCACTATCGCAAGCATTGGATAGGTGCATATTTACAACTCTACGGCATTGAGGTAATACCTACAATTTGTTGGAGCGACGAAAAAAGTTTTGAATGGTGTTTTGACGGCGAGCCTTTGGGTGGTACGGTTGCCGTATCAAGTGTTGGAACGCAGAACCGTACGGAATCAAAAGAACTGTTTTTGAAAGGTTACAAAGAAATGATTGAACGCTTACAGCCTGAAACAATTATCTTCTACGGCAGAGTCCCCGAAGAATGTATGGGAAACATCATCAACATCAAATCGTTTCAGGAAAAATTCAGGAGGTCAAAATAATGGGCGGAAGAGGCGGAAGTTTTAGAGTAATCCCAAAGATCAAAAACCCAGTCGGTATTCCTTCAAATGCTATTACCGAGGATGAATTCCTTAAATTAAAAGGAGTTGGGGATATTTCAAGTGGTTATACGGTTGATAAGCTTAGAGGAAACAGAGCTTTGAAAACACAGCGCGGACAGGAAAAGTTTGAGAAAGAAGTCTTGAAAGCTAATGCGGATTATTCAAGTAAGCGTGCGAGTGCAAGAAAGGAATACAAATCTTTGGTAAGTAAGGGTGTGATTAGAGATAAGACACCTACAGAAAGAAGATTAACAACTGCTCACGGGCACCCTGATAATCAATCGACACAAGCCGCAAGACGATTACTGGCAAAACAAGGAATTGACTGGAAAACAGGCAAGAAAATTAAATCATAATAAATTCAAAAGGGTGTTATAATGGGCGGAAGAGGCTCTTCAAGCGGTATAAGTGATAAGGGAAAGAAGTACGGTACAGAATATCACACAGTTGCTCAATTTGGTGAAATAAAAGTAATTCGTATGAATGGTAATACTTCGATAAAAGCTCCTATGGAAACTATGACAAAAAATAGAGTGTATGCTACTCTTGACAAACAGAGCAACATCAAAAGTGTTACTTTTTATGACAACTACGGCGAAAGAATAAAACAAATTGACGTTAAAGGTAGACCTCATAATGGAATGATGCCACATACCCATTTGGGTTATGAACATAATGAAATTGGAGATCGTCAATTGACTGATAAAGAACAGAAATATGTAAGTGCATTATTGAATAAATGGGAAAGAAAAAGAAAACACTTGAATATTTAGAAATTTATTGATATAATATTATAAACGCAGGGGATAGTTTAAATAGGAAAACAGTTTTTACAGATTCCGGTGCAACTCCGGAAACCTGTGTTTAAAGACAGTACAGAAATGTGCTGTCTTTTCTTTTGCTTATTTTTAGAAAGGGCGGTGATACCGTGAAAGACAAATTAAATGCAAGACAGAGGAAGTTTGCGGAATATTATGCGCAGAGCGGTAACACCGTTCAGAGTGCCATTATGGCGGGATATTCCGAGAATTACGCAAATGCCAATGCCTGCAAATTGTTAGAGAATGTGAGAGTTGCAGAGTACATCAAGGAGCTTTCCGATAAGCTCAAGGACGAGCGCATTATGAGTGCAAAGGACAGACAGGTTGCTTTGTCCGACATTGCAAGGAATGACGGGCAGGACACCTCCGACAGAATCAGGGCGATTGACACGCTCAACAAGATGACGGGTGAATACACCGTTAAGGTTGACGCAAAGGTTGAGCAGTCCGAAAAGCTATCAGATGTGTTCAGACAGTTGGGTGGTGAGGGACTGAGTGAGTAACAAATTCCCGTTGTCACAAAAGTATATCGACTTTATCAACACAACAAATGTGTCGGCTGAATTTCTTGAAGGAACTACAGCGTCCGGCAAAACTACCGTCGGAGCAGGCGTTAAGTTTATGCGAATGGTGTCGCAGTCGCCGAAGAAGCTTCACGCAATTGCCGCCAAAACTACGGGCAAGGCTGAGGAAACTATAATTCAGCAGGACAACGGTATTCTTGACTTGCACCGCAACGCTGTCTATTGCGGCAACGGCGACAAGGACTACAAGCTGCCGCATATCAAGTTTGAGGACAAAATTATCTATATTCTCGGTTACAGCAGTCGGGATAAGTGGGAAATGGTTCTCGGTGCGCAGTTTGGGTGCGTTTATATTGACGAAATCAACACCGCC